GGAAAGAAAATATTTAGATTTAAAATCTAAAGAATCGTTTCTTAAAAAGATCGGAAAGACAGAAGATGAATTAAATAGATTGGTTGCTCTTTATAATAGGACAACTAACCTGATGAAATGGGCTTAATCCATTCTTCTCATATCTCTCTCTATATCTCTTTCCTTAATTGATTCCCTTTTGTCATAAAGCTTTTTACCCTTAGCTAAAGCTATTTCGATTTTTAACCTATTCCTTTCATCTACAAATATCTTAACCGGTATTATAGTTAACCCTTTGTCTAATGAGGAGCTTAGTTTTTTTAGCTCTTTCTTTCTGAGCAGAAGTTTCTTATCCCTAAGTGCTTCATGCTGAAAGGATCCGGGACCAGGGGTTACCCCTAGTCCCTTTACCCAAAGTTCATCTTTATCGAAAATGCAATAAGTGTCAACCATAGAAGCCTTCCCATCTTTGATCGCTTTTACCTCGGTGCCCAATAGGCATATCCCTGCGATGTAGGTGTCGATGAACGTGTATTCAAATTTGGCTTTTCTGTTAACTATCGATTGCATTATTGATTATTTTTTCTTAACATCTTTTTTGATAACAACCTCATCAATGATTCCGTATTTAACTGCTGCATCAGCGCTTAACCAAAAATCTCTTGTTGCGTCCTTCATTACCTGTTCTGGTTTCTTTCCGCAATATCCTCCTAGAAGATCGAAAAGAATTTTATTGCACTCTTCCCATTCTTGCATGTCGATTTTAGCGTCCTGAATGTTTCCTCTGAATCCGCCACTTGATTGGTGTAGCATCACCTTGCTAAATCTCAATGAGCTTCTCTTACCTTTTGTTCCTGCCCCAAGTAAAACTGATCCCATTGAAGCTGCCATTCCTGTGTTAACTGTTCTGATATCTGCAGAGATGTATTCCATTACATCCACCATGGATAAACCAGATTTAACTGATCCACCAGGAGAATCGATGTGCATAGTGATATCTCTGTTATCCACAGAGTCCAAATACATTAGCTGTGCTTGAACCACTGTTGACATGTTATCATTAACTTCACCAGCAACCCAAAGAATACGATCACGCATTAAACGTGAGAAGATATCCATTTGGGTTACCCTCATTTCCCTTTCCTCTAAGATATAAGGTGTCATTGATGCTTGGATCTGTTTATCGAAATAATCTAATTTCAATGATGAAATTCCATGTTCGCTTCTAGCGTACTTTTCAAATTCTGATTTTTGGTTCATATTCTATTTTTAATTGTTTTCTTTTTTTAACTCATCCCACTCCACTTTTGTTTCATAAAAGCATGTGAGTTTAATTCCTGATTCAACGAATTCCATTGATTCAATTACAAGTCCTTTCCATTCCTCCTCGTAGTATCCCATATCAGTTCCTGGTTGATTTCCGTGTTTGGCTGTGGTGTAAGGTCCTCCTGGGGGATCGAACATTATAAGCGTATTATCATCAGTAACTGAAGTCCGATAGAAATCTTTGGAATATCCTGACATTATAAATTCAGTCAGCGATATTCTTTCAACTACTAGCGTATCTGAATCACGGTTTACGTGACTTGATTTTTTAATATCCATATCCACCCTTATTTTTTCTATTTGCGAAATATTCTTTTATTGGGTCATATTCAGAATCAATTTCATTTGCTATCGCCCACCAGCATACTAATCCTGTTATAATTAATGTTATAAAGAACGTTGTCCATTTAGCCCACGTTGGAGGTTCTACTGAGATATAAGAAAATTCTTTAAAATCCTTTCTCTCATATTCTTTTTCCACGTTTGTCCAAACTGATTCTGCAATATAATCTGGGTTGAATTTTTTGTGTCCCATAATCATTTCCCTTACGTCAGGAATAATGCGTCTTGCCGGAGACCAAGTAAAAGGCCTAGTCCATTGAATCTCTTTTGTCTTGCTACTTAATCCCACACAGACTACAAGTTCGTTATCATTTCCTCCGTCCCAATAAGCTTCTTGCATATTAGCTGCTAAAGATGGCTTGTCAGTGAAGAATAGAAAATAAATCCTTGCATGTTTCCTTACCCCAAGATAACCGTTTAGAAACTTAGCCCATTGCTTCATCGTATCAGATTCGTGTCTAGACATCCATTTAACTTTGTCTAATCCTAGCACAGTTTCTTGCTGTTGATTGTTTATCTCCGGATAATTAAATAAACCGTAATTCTTGACATCATCTTCGGTAATATCCGGATAATCAAATGCAGTGTGCGCAGCTTGAATCCTATTTTCATACCAATGATCAGTTGTTGTTGCTTCTGCAGTCATTGGATCATTATTCCAATTTACTTTGTACATGTCACCATCTTTACCACAGCCAAATCCTCCATGGTCTATATCTCTGTTCAGTTCAACAAACTTTGGTGTGTCTTTCCATTTCTTAACTAGAAAATCGTAGAATTCCTTTGTTATCTGATATTCATTTCCCAACGAATTTACCACCGTCCAATGTTCTGGATTTTCGTCGCAATATGAGCAATCATATGTCGTTGTACAATTCTTACCACAGCTTCTTGTGCAAGTTCTATGCACATAGGTTTCCCAATATTCATAATACCTTGCTTCAACGATAAGTGATCCGTGATATTCGGTATCGTTAACTCTTACCTTTTCAACTGTAAATTTAAAGATCCCAATAAAGATAAAGCAAACGATTAAAGGGATGACGCCTTCCCACCAGGCCATATATTTCGGAAACCATTTCAGCATCACTAATGCTGCTATGATTGGTATAAGTAGACAAAACCAGATTGACATATTTTTTATTTTATATAAAAGGCCAGTCCGTTAAGAACTGGCCTGTTGGTTAGTTTTAATTAAAATACCTTAACGTCGTTATCCTTACCTGATTGGATAACCCCGTCGGTTCTATCTGATGTGATCGGTTTATAAGATAATTTATTTCTTCCGAACATGGATAAGATAAATCCAGATGGGAATTTTGACATTATGTTATCGTGTTCTAGAACAATCCCTTGTATCATTTTTTCCTCCATGAAAAATCCATCACGTTGTCCTTCTATTGTACGGCTAAGATCTGCATATAAAGAAGATACTGCTTCATAGTTAGCATTGGGGTTGCTCTCTTGAACCCATTTCATAAATATTCCTTGAGCATCTTTACGACCTGCCATAATAACATTAATGTTATTAGCGAATGAACTATCATTCTTGATTGCGATCTGTGATTTCTGAGAGATGGTTTTCCACATCTTGTCATAGAAAGCTGTACGCTCATCCATCTTTTGTTTAAATCGATTTCTTAAATCCACCTCGTCATTTGAGGTTGATACCACACTGGAGAATACTCCAATGAACACAAATGCAATTAATGCAATAATTGCATACTTAATGATTTTTCCTGTTTCCATTTTTTTCTATTTTTAAATTATAGACGCAAACATAAATAATAATCCCGGTACAAAAAAATAAATTACTAGTTTATCCCGGATCCTTTACGATAAACTAGTGTATAACCACTGTAAATTAATTAATATGAAGGAGAATCAGGAGTCACGTTTAATTTCAATCATAGGTGCACCGTCATCAGGTAAGAGCACATTAGCAACATCTGTACATCACGGTTTAAAGATATCAAAAAGAAATTCTGTGTTTGTTGGTGAAGCAGCAACAGACTATATTGCAGAGTGGGGAATACCGGACACACCAACAGATCAGATCATAATATTTTATAAACAGCTAGGAAGAGAAAGAATGTATGTTGGATCTAAGGAGTTTATCATCTGTGATTCTAGCTCCATCCTAAATTACTTTTACTTCAGATCTTTATTCAGTACTAAGTTAAGTCTAAAGGATATAGCAACAATAAATCATTTGCAGAAAGAGATACTAAAATCTCTAAATCAATGGCATAAAATATATTACGTTCCACCTTTCTTAGAGGAGGATGATCAAAACGACGGGATAAGATATCACAACAAGGAAGAGATAATTAAATTAGATGGGATAATAAAAAATTATCTTGATTTAGAAAGAATCCCATATACAGATTTATCTGATATACCAATGCGTGAAAGGGATCAGTGGGTTTTGAATGATCTCACTAAAACTCGTAAGTAATTAGAAAGTTGGGATAATAGCCCAGGGTTCAGCAGGAAGCCAATATTGTGCATCAGCCATGACCTTTGGCATTTGCTGTATTGTTATAGTATTTCTCCAGTTAGGCGTCTTATTCTTATTTAACCCTATGTTAAATCCAGTCATACCAACCCATTTTTGAAGATATTCTTCTGTAGGCATAACTTTTTTACTTGATAACTTACCGTCTTTATATCCTATGATATGAATCTCATCATATAAATTAGCCATATAAACTGGTATTCCCGGCTTATTACCGACCTTCATTCTGGATAATTCGTTCACGTATTTAACAGACATAAGGAAAACGTAGCTTTTATCCTTCTGATCCTTCAGAGGCTTGCCCTTAATAAAAACCCATCCTCCTTGTGTCCAAGGTAGAGAGCCTTCATTTAGCCAGCTTTCGTATTCTAGTAAGTTTTCCACGCCTTATATATCAACCCTAAGAGATATATAATATAAAACCAAACCCACTATGAAAAAATTCTTTATGGACCTTATTTCAGGACAAAGTGATAGCTCTAGTAAAAGATTTGCTGCTCTTTTCACTCTTTTCAATCTAATAGCTATAACTTGGGTGGCTACTTTTAAAGCTAAGGATTGGGTTACACCGGAATTTATGTATGATGCACTTGCTATGATAGCTGGAGGCGGATTAGGATTAACCGTAATAGAAAAGATATTTGCTGCTAAAAAAACAGGAAAAACTGACGATGTAACAAAAACAGATATATAAAACATGGAAAACATTAAATCCTACGAATCTTTCTCTGATATAGAGATAAAAGAATCAAATCACATGAGTGAAAGCGGTATGTCACCCGCATCTAAAATGGCTTTAGAAAGTCTATGTGAAGCTATGCTTTGTAAAGAAGCTGGTGAATATCACAATGACGAAAACCCTGAGCATACGTATGAAGGATACGTTATGGAGTGTGCTAACTACATGAAAGAGTGCATGGGACAAGCGGGATACGCTTCTCTATCTGGACAAAGATAATTAAAAGCATCAGCATAAAATGAAAAGTATAACGACATTCGATAATTTTAGATCTACCCTTAATGAGGAGGCCACGGCTAATCCTATGAGGTATAACAAGGTTGATGTCGAGAACGCATTTCGTAATATTGAAGATGATCTTTCTGATTACTATTCAATAGATGAGGATAGTGCAAGCATAAAACTAGACTGGACTCTAAAATATGGATCATTGGATGTTGAATCCTCATTAGATCATATTGAATTCGATTTTGATGTTTCTGGATTCACCAGAGCACTGATAAGAAATCTAGAACAGAACGATGGATCTAAGGGTCCAAGATTTAGTAAATCTGAAATAGAGAGAGCAATCAGTATAGCAGATAGCAAATTTGATGTTTTTGGTGAAAGCATCGATTTTAATATTAATGAGATCAATACTAATATAGAGGTTAACGAAAATAGGTATTCAACTGAACTCACTGTTACAGGATCTGTAGATGAGGATTCCGTGGATCTTTCAGAGGCTAAAATAGATACTGATGCAATAATAGAAAGAATACAGGAAGAACTTTTAAAAGGCATAATTAATAAAATCAATTACACATAATCCCACATAATGAAAAGAATCAAATTATTTGAGTCATTTATAAAAGAAACTGCAATAGATCTACCAGATCCAAGCACAGCAGGCGAAGTTTTTGCTGGTGTGTTAGCAGGAAATAAAAATTCTAAAGAGGAACCAAAAGGTTCCAATACAGGATCAATGGTTAATCAATATCTATCCTCAGTTGGACTTAAACCTGGATTACCTTGGTGTGCAGCTTTCGTTTACTATATCTTTGATCAGGTTACTAAAAGACTTAAAGTAAAAAATCAACTCCCTAAAACTGGGGGCGTAATGAATATGTGGAACAGTTCAGATCGAGCACTAAGAATAGATATAAAAGATGCTAAAGCAAATCCTTCACTAATTAAACCTGGACAAATATTTATTATGTCAAGACCAGGAAAGGGATTAGGCCATACCGGAATAGTGGTAGGTGTAGATCTTAAGAAAAGAGAATTTATATCAATAGAGGGTAATACTAATGATCAGCATTCAGGCGAGGGAGATAGAGTTGGTGTTAACAGAAGGAAGCTGGATAAATTACCACTCATTGGATTTATAGATTACTTCAAAGGAACTAGAACACCAGAATTCGAAAAAGATATTATGTCTGCAATAGACAAGAGTAAAATTCCGTTATCCCCTTTAGATGGTGTACCAACAGATGCTGTTGTTAGCGGATATGAAGAAGGTAAAGACGGTGTTAAAACAAAGCCAGCAGGATTTGTTGCTAATATGCTAGCTTCATTAACCCGTACTGTCACTGGGAAATTAGCATCTGCTGAAGAAATAGAGGCTCAGCTAGATAAACTTAGGTAATCTTAATAACTTCTTTATTTTTTATTCCTCCTAAAGTTCTTCTTCTGCCATAGGGTTCATTTTCTTCATCTACTAACCAAACATAAGTTTTATTGTAGGTCTTTTCGTCTACTAGATATTTTTTACCTTCTATTTGATAGATCTGGTCAACTTCTAGTACCATTGGTTTTTCTTTTTTGTTATACATCTTGGTTTTGTTTAATTTCTGGGTACATCTCGTCAATCTCTATTTCTTCCATACCAAATCTTTCTTTCAACATATTTGTTATTGATAAAGGTCCTCCTGTATATTCTACTGTAGGCCATTGACCTCCTTCGCTTTCTAATACCTTGTGAGATATGGAATACTCATCAAGATATTCGAAGAAAGCTTTATCTAATTCATCATTCTCCCCGAGAACTGTATCAACCTTTACTGTAACAAATTTAAAAACCATATACTATTTTCTTTTTTTAGCAATCTTATACACCTGTTTAGAACCGGCTGGCACGTGAGATTTTGTCTCGTAAGTGCTATCCAAGTTCGTTCTATTCAGCCAAACTGGAGATCCCTCTTCCATAACATTTCTTGGTCGAATTACTTCAGATCTGATTACTGTGTGTGTATCGACTACAACATCGAAGGTGTCCTTTCCGATAACCAGAACGTCCCCGTCGACAGCTTTTTCTATTGCTTTTTGCTCTCCTGTTTTACATGATGTGATTAACATGGCTAAGCCTAATAATGTAAAAAATATTTTATTTTTCATTTTGTATATTTTATGGTTAAAATCTAAATTCGTTTCGGTCTAATGGAAAGAAAGTATTCCCCCTTTAGAAGCTATGCTAAATCCTTCCATGAAGTTGTCATAAACACTTTCATAATAACCTTCATATGGGTTATTCGCTTTAATCTTTTCGTGAAAAATATCTCTATTCTCTACGAAATCTTTGTGTAGCTTAGCAGATATTTGTGGTCCGAATTTACCCTCACAGTCTGAAAAGTTTATCATCTCGTAGAATGGTTTACCCACGTACTTCTCTTCCTCTACCCAAACTGTTTTGGCATCGACGCCAAGTGCTATTTGACTAAGAAGATTTCTAAAAACACCATAGCCAGAATACGATCCTGCTCTAAATCTACATGTTTCTGCTTCGCTGTCTTCCACATACGTACCCTTCTCTATATCTTTAGCCTGGTCTGTGTGGGGTTCGCCACGATAGATGAAAATTGTTGCTTCGTCAAGATTATCCGTCTTGTTGATTTTGCTGCATGCTGAAATGTCTAATCCCATATTTTTGTTTTTAAAAAGGTTGATCTAATGCTAGTGCCATCATGTGGGTTTCTCTTGCTCCCCATTCAGTTAGAATGTTTGCAAATTGGTTTCTTGATAAACCATTTATGAAGTAAGATTTTTCTTCTATCAGATGCTTAGGAGAATCCTCCGGTTCGTTAAGATCAGTAATATCATAGAAGTACCCGAGTGCATGATCGAAACCGTACACTAGTTGTTTGTTGTCTTTTGTGATGCTGTATCTGCTCATGACTATTTTATTTTAGTAGTTTATTATGTGAACTGATAGACCTTTTTCTGTTGCTAGATCTATCATATGTTTTGTGCCTCTTGACTCGCCGTCCCAGAATGCAATTAAACAATCTGCGTAATCGGCCATTTCTTTGTTTCTAACGTATCCTGCTGCTTTACCGTGTTTATCCCAGTCAGCAGGGAATTGACGCACGCTATGGCCTTTTAAACTGGCGTAGTGCTCACCTAACTTGTCCGCTCCTCTAGCAGCCCCACTTACGATCTCAGCTTCATTGACATTTGCCAACACCTCTTCGCACTTTGCGTGAAGAAGTTGAAAATCTGAGAATCCTCTGCTGCCTGCTATTATTACTTTCATATAGGTAATTTCTACAATATTAATCAATATCCCCGGTAGAAAAAAATAAAAAAGGGAAAACTTTTTATGTTCTCCCTTTTTTATTTTATTTCTTAAAGATCTTGTCGATAAGATGCGTTATTATATTGTGCCTCTTAGTAGTTGTATTAAGAGTGTAGTATTTTAAGTGGGCATTATCTGTTGCTATCAAAGCCATTCTCTTTTTGTAATTAAGAACAACATAAGGCATAAGATTATCCGGACTTATCTCTTCGGTCTCTATTATCTCTGGCTCCATCTCGTATTGGTATATTCCTTCCTGACCTTCAAAAGTATTAGAGCCTATAACAATAGACTCGTCATTCCAATGTAGCATTGGATTGATTATAACAGAGAACTTGTTTCCGAGAGCACCAATCTTATGGATAAGACCTGTGCTTCGATCTAAATCTGGTTGATTTGGATCGTTATAAACGAATTGTGGTAGATCCATTATTCTAGATCCCATAGCAGGTCCTACTATGATAAAATCAGCATCAGATCTTCTTGATGTACTGTGAATTAAATTTGAAATAGAAACTATTTTTCTGAACATGTCAGAGTCTTCTTTTACTCTGAACTTAGGCTCGTATCCAAACCACTCATTAGCTTTAAAAACTATAGTTGACCATCCGATCTTTTCGTTAACAGATCCAGCATACTTAATCATGTTATAGATAAGCTTATCCTGACCTCTTTTATCCTCTTCTTCCATAGAGGACATTAACATAGCCTTAGGATCTACGGAATGTAGTTTTTCTAGATCTGCTATTTGTTCTTTAGAAACTTTTGATTTAATCATGTAGGTTTCTAACTGAAACATCTTTCTCAAGGTCTTCATAGAGACAGTATCATTTCCGTCCTGATCCTTTCCTGAGTACTCCGTTGCTAAATAGAATATCTCTCCTGTTCCTTTATCTGTCTTATTCCAACAGATTCTATTTTTGATTTCTTGCATCTTTGTTATTTTTTTTTATGTGTTTTGTATTAGATTTATCTTTCATTTGTTTCAGCAACTCCTCATCATCAATTTCTTTTGATATCCTCAGCATCTCTGGTAATCCCAATTCTTGCATGCTCATTACCAACTCTCCTATTCTGACATCCATGTCTAGTTCTATGCAGCACTCGATACAGAAGTCTTCGTCTATCTTAAATCCTGAATCGACAAGATCAACTGCCCGGTCAAAAGCAGATAACGTTATGACAGGACCACCCTCAAGAAATTTACCTTCTCTAAGCTTATTGCAATAGTAAATGAATACTATTGCACCGTCCATCATTTCCTTGTCTTTCCAGTCCATTTAATCTTTCCGCATAAAGGTATATTAGACCCAAAATGAAAAATTATTTCATCGTAATCCATGAAATTTCTTTCTGTAGAAGTTTGTCGTTAATCGGAATAAGATCCACACTAATAACATCATTAATTATGATCTCTGATGTTTCGCTCTCTACCTTCCCTCTTATAGTTGGTCTAAAACTTGCGAGTCCGTCAGAGAATATTTTTAGTGCATCTTTTCCATTTCTAGTCATTCTGAATTTAACAACAGCCACAATAAAATTATCTTCAATAAACATATGATCTATTATATGCGAGGCTTCCTCTAGCTTAGTTTCATATTCGTCATTGTCAAGAAGTGCATAGACCAACTCTCCTGTAAAAAATTTCCTCTTCTCTAGTATTTCGAATATCTTATCAGCTGATGCTTCAGTGTAGATATTACCCACACTATTAGAAACACCTATCTCTATAAGCGGAACCTCTCTAATAACTGATTTAGCTTTTCTTATCTTAAGCATTATCCAAATGGATTTAGTATCTGTCTATTAATAAGTTTTGAATCTTCTTCGCCTCTTGATTTTATGTTCAATGATATTGACTCCCCATAGCAGTCAGCAACCGCTATATTATTATCATCTTCGTCCATTCGCGAACTAAATGTTACAAAACCTGCACCTTCGCACTTTTGGTTATATCCAACCATTTCACTATGTTGGATCGCTGCTGAGAAAACGATTGCGCTTCCTCCAACTATTACATACTTTGCTTTATACATTTTCTTCCTCTTTTTGTTGTTCGTAATTAGGAAAAAAAGATCTTAGATACTCCCTGTCCTGAGTAAAGATTGGTGTTTCTGGATCTGCTTCCCAACCATTTCTTTTATAAGTAGCAGATTCTGGAATAACCACTGTGGTATGAGTTACTTCTGCCATAGTTTCCCTTCTAACATAAATCTTCTCCACCTTTCTGATAACAGATCCTCTTTTCTCTCTCGGGCTGTAATCGTTCCAGTTAATTCCTTTCTGGAAGAGCATCTCCTGCATGCCATCAGTCTTAACACCGTGTAATTCTTTAGAGCTATAAACACTTTGAGCAGCTGAACTGATAGAGTTTCTTGTAGCGTCTTGCTGTCTCCAGATGAAATAGTTTTCAACCTCAGCTGCAAACGGAATTTGAAATACCCTAGCGTCAAACATTGCCATTGTAAACTGGGAGATCTGTGATCCGTTTAACCCTTCTTTATTCTTAGCTTCCCTCATCAACCTCAGCTGATTAAATCTAGCAGTTGCCATTGAAGCAGCAACAGAAGCCATCTTTTGTAGATTGTTATCAAACCAAGCGTGTGTTCCCAGATCATCAAAATCTGTAATTAGAATTGAGATTTCATCTGATTGAACATATGCAAACTTAGCACCCTGTATATTCTTACAGAGATAAGCTGCTGTTGCATCCATGTCTTCCATGAGCCACATATCAAAAGGTCTTTCCAACCCTTTAGTATAAGTGTGGAAAGCCTTTCCGTCAATTCTGATTATAGTGTAACTTCTCCTTGGAAGTTTTGTTCTTGTCCGGTCTTCGTAGAAATCCTTCATCCGATTCCCTAGTGCATCTTTCATTTTATCCTAATTTTTAACTTTAAATCTTTTTAGTACTTTCATTCTATCAATCTCATAGCCCATGGCTTCTAAGCTTTTTGTATCGAAAATAACTTCTTCTTTATCCTTATCCAACATCACCCTATCATACTCACCTGACCCCTTATCTCTCACAACGAAGCACACCACATTTAACGCATCACTCTGCTCACCGCTTCCCCAAAGAATAGATTTCTTTCTAGCGTATTGGGTGCTAGTCTTATCATGGAACCATTCATGGGTTTCTGATTCCCAGTAAAGCCCATCCATTTCTAAAAATTCGTTTCTTTCTGACATATTATCCATTTAATAGTTTAGATCTATTACCGATTTACTTAATTTTGCTAATGCTTCCTTATAATACTTCTGATTAAATCCTTCTTTGTTTCTAGGAGAAGGTAGAACATGGACAAAGTGATTACGCTGGCCATAAAGCATATCCGAATCGTCGTCGATGATAATATAGTTTTCTACACCTGTCCTTTCAATATACTCCTGCTGAACCCCTTTGTCCCAATTTATGTGGCTGAATTTTAGATCATGTTCCAGATAGTAATCAATCTCACATCCTCTTGGAATAGTGTAGCCGTTGATGTCTCCTCTGAAGCTAGGTGTGATTCCTATTATCTCCCCACTCATGCCTTCTAGTTCCCAAACCTTTCTCATAAATTCAATACCTGAACTTCTCCAGGTTGAAGAGATAACTATTTTAGCATCAGTTTCTTCGATCAGCTTATTTAAAAGTTCCTTGCTCCACGAGCAGAAAGATTGATGATGATCTTCCGTACCGTTCTCCCAATTCCACTTAGTGTAATTGCACTCACCACTTCGATAAGCTTTCTCTGAGTTAAGAACTCCGTCTATATCTAAAAATATTACTTTCATATATTAAAATCGTCCCAGAATTTAGGAATGTTTGCTATTACTGACAACTCAACGATTACTAAAACTAATCTTCCCCAGGTAGAAGTAATCAACCACCATTCTCTGGGATCCCAACTCCAAGCTAGAAATGATCCAATTAAATATATTACAAGATTTGATATAATCAGGGGCAGAATAACCATCCACGTTATTTCTAGAAGAGCTTTTATTTTATGAATCATATTTATTTTAGTGCTAAAGATCTAATGGTTTCGCATTTTTTGTAATACATTATCCTTATTAGGAATGATGAGATCTTAGCAAATGTATGGTCGTCTTTAGTTCCCCAATGCGTACAATTTATTCTGTCCATACATTCCTTTATGGAGTTCTTATTTCTCTCTGGATTATAAATAGCAGATTTGTAAGAACTGTTGAATGTTCTGATGCAATGTGACACCATCCTATGTGTTGGTATTACAGAGGTCCAAGAATGACCAGAATCGTCAGATTTCTCCCATATCTCATATCTCCAGCGAAAGGTGCTTGGCATATATTGCTTGTGATCCGGATATTTGTAACCCTTCTCTTTAGGCTTTATGTCAATTCTATATTTTCCTATACGAAATGACTTTTTCCGGTCTTCTATCTTTTTCTTTCCCAGATTGTAATAATGATTCCATGAATTGAGAGCGAACTCCATTCCCGACACGCTTGCTTCTTTTAACCTTCTGTTAGCATCGCTCCAGGTAACACCCTCTGGCGGCTTAGCATAACAATCACCATCTTGTATCCATGTAAAGTTCAGATGTGAAGCTTCACACCAATCAACATTAAGACATTGGTAACCGTCTTTCATAGAAGGTGTTCCGTTTGGATTTGAAACGTGTTCACTCAGATCTTCGTAACGACCTCTGTGAGTTACTTCGAGCTTAGATTTACATACCGGACAATATATTGATCCTTTTTCCATCTTATTGTTCTGTTGTTGGTTTTAGCCAGATGTTTGTTCTAAACACGTAATCCATCAAGAATGGAAATTGACACAGTTTCTTGATAGTCCCGTGGGTATCATGTTTGAAACACTTTAATAATTCTTCTCTGATTCTCTCCTCAGATACTACAGCCATATGAACTTCAAAGTCATAGTGAGCAATGGTCTGTGCCATTTCGTCAGGTATAGTAAATCCTTTAGTAATCGAGAATCTGATTGCTCTTAATATTCTTAAGGGATCGTCATGAAATGTTTCTTCGCAAGGCAATGGGGTTCTTAGCAGACCTTTCTTGAGATCGGTCATTCCATCGAAGAAATCTATGATCGTTCCGTCCGCATCCTTAGCAAGTGCGTTCAGTGTAAAATCACGTCGCTCTAGATCGTCATATAAAGTCCCTGGCTTAACGATAGGTGTTCTTGTACCTGTAATATAACCAATCTCTTTTCGTGCCATTACGAAGTCCGCTACGCCCTCATACTGGTGTTCTTTTGGGAATTTAGCTCTGATTGTGTAGCAGTTTGGTGTGGACAAGAAGATTTGAAATCCCTGACTCAGTAAATAGTTCTCTAGAACCACAAACATCTCATGGGCTTCAGTGTATTTCTCCAATAAGGATTCCTCAGGAACCGCAACATAGTCAACATCCTTGGATTGTAATCCTAAGATCTCGTCTCTCACCTTTCCCCCTACTTCATAAAATTTAAACATATCTTTGTTTTTTAGCAAACATAAAACATAAATGCGGAGATAAAAAATTATTCTTCTTCATCTCCGTAATCTTTATCGTCGTTGTATGCCTTTAGGTTAGCATTTTCTATTGATAGTCTTTTTATATCGTCCTTTAGTATCTTTATATCCTCTAGCTTCTCCTCCATTAGCTCAAACCCAAATTCTATTAGTTACTAGATCATAATATTGTTCCTTTAAACTCTTAAACATTAGATTCCTAAATAAATTAGTACTGATTCCCATCCCGGGAATTGCTCGGTTCCAAAGTGGATGTGTTCTCCACCGAAATCAGCTACTCCATTGGCAATTCTATCGTCGATAAGAAAATCACCTCTAACCAATCCTTTGTTATGGCAAAGGATAAGCTTCTTGTTGGCAGATTTACCTAAATGTGTTTCCACCCAAATTCTTTTCTCAGCCCATGCATCTGGATTGCTCCAAGGTGGTGTACTTAAAATGTAGGTCTCGTACTTATCCTGCAAAGCAGTCCATGCACTTATTGCACCTTCAATAGGCTCAAGATCTTTGTATGCAGTCGGGTGCTTAAATAGACTATGTCCCTTTATCCCCTGTGCTTCTAACTCTTTAGCTCTCTTGTCGAAGTCACAGATAACCCCGTCGAGATCGATTAACAAAATAGGCTTTGTAATCTTAATACTTGCTCTTAAATAGTCCTTACTCATTTTTTTTGTTTTTACAATTATCGAAATGCCATCTTTTCATATTAGAAACTATACCTAATACCTCGCAATGAGGACATGATATTTTATTCTGCTTTTTATATTCTTTACCTCTTAAGGATTCTGACAATTTGGGATTTTTGTATCCCGATATGCCTTTATTCCAGGTTGGTAAATCCCTCGTGTTTAATCTTGGTCCCGTTTTTAAAGCACCCATATTCCAGCCTTCGCTAAGATATCCTTCTAGTTTATCCTCAGTTACCCTTGAATTTTTGCCATCTTTGTTTATCCATCTAAGCTTTACCCCTGGTATTCCAGTTCTCTGTTTATTAAGTCTCGTTAGTGATGGATTCTTTCTCCCCGTCATTGTGGCTCCTCCCTGTCCTCCCTCAGTTAGATTTACTAATGTGCCCTCTCCCAATTTTCTTCTACCGTACATCTCAATTAATTCGATCTCCTTTTCACATT